AACCTACCTTAAGGTATATGGCTAAACACGTGGATAAGTTAATAAAGAGAATATAAAATGGCTAAAGACATAAGAGTATCATTAGAGTTAGACAGTAAACAGTTTGACAGAGGTATTAAAACCAGTAAACGTGAAGTAGATGGTTTAGGATCTGCTGGTAATAAAACAAGTAATATTTTAAAAACTTTAGCCGGTGCCTTTGCTGTAAGAGAAATAATACAGTTTGGCGATAGTATTACTAACTTAAAAAACAAACTGTTAACACTAAATCCAAATGCCCAAGAAGTAGCATTACAGTTTGATAGAATAAGAAAAATAGCCATTGATTCTCGTAGTGATTTAGATGGTGTTGGTGACTTATACTTTAGAATAGCAAGAGCACAAGATGAACTTGGTATAACCAGTGAAGAAACAGCAACCATTGTAGAGTCAGTATCCAAAGCCATTACAGCAAGTGGATTAAGTGCTCAAGAAGCACAAGGACCGTTACTACAGTTAGGACAAGCACTACAAAGTGGTAGATTCCAAGGTGATGAACTTAGATCTATATTAGAAGGTTTGCCGGATGTAGCAAGGGCCTTAGCACGAACTCTAAACGTTCCTATTGGTAAGTTAAAAGAACTTGGTAGTCAAGGCTTAATCACAGGTGCGACTTTTGTTCAAGCAATGAAAGAAGCAAAAGATAGTATTGACGACGCATTTGGTAATACTGATGTAACAATAGGACAAGGTTTTAGTGTAGTTCAAACAAGTTTTGCGGGTTTAGTAGAAACCATAGCAGATAGCACAGGTATATTTGACAGTATAGCAGAAAGTTTAGTTACTTTAGCAAGTTTTGTAGAAAGATTAAGTAAATCAACAGAAGCAATAAAATCATTTGGTGTGGCTATAGTTTCCTTTTTAGGTGTATTTTTACTATTTGGTAAAGTATTCCCAGCCGCAGGTAGAGCCATTGATAACTTAAGGACCGGCACACTCACAAGTGTTAAAGGTATGACAGCCGCATTTGGCAATAAAGGGTTAGCAACATCAGTTAAAAACGCCGCAATGAGATTAGTAGGCTTAAAAACAGTTGGAAAAGGTGTTTTAACAACATTTGGTAGAATGTCTTTAGTTTTTAATGGTTTAATAAGACTGGTGGCTGGACCTGTAGGTTTAGCAGTATCATTATTTGCTTTATTTAAAACATTAAAAGGCATACAAGACTTAAAGGCAGAAGATGCTGTTCAAAAGATAATAGGTGAAGGCGCAGAAGCAACTATAAAAGAAATAACCTTATTACAAGATAAAATAAAAGAACTTGAAGATACAAACACCAAGATGGTTACTACATTTAGTAAGACAGGTAAACTTACTATTTCATATGAAAAAGATGTCAAAGAAATAGAAAGATTAAAAGGTGTCATCGACAAGTTATTTGAATCATTGTCCATGGAGGACAGAGCACCGTTTTTAGGTTTTGAAGGTATAAAAAAAGAAGGAGACGACGCGGCCGATTCCCTAAAGAAAACTGAAGAAGCAGTTAATAAGTTTATGTTAACTTTAGGCAAAATGACTCGTGATGATGAAGATAAAAACTTTTTAGGCGCAATAGCAAGATTAAAAGAGTTAATGGGCGATCCTAAAACAAATGATGACATATTAGCATACGAAAAAAATCTTAACACAATATTTAGATTATTTGGAAAAACAAAACCAAAAGTAGATGCTACACCATTTGAAGAAATAAACGAAGCAGTATCAAAGGTTGAAGGATTACAACAATATAAAAATGTAATAGAACAAATAAAAACACAACTTGGGTTATTGGGCATAAGTTCAACGCAGGCAGAAGAACTTTTAGAAAAGTTAAAAGACAAAGTAAAACCTATGGAGCAAATATTCTTTACATTCCAAGAATCTATTGAATCGGCTGGCATGGCATTAGGCGATGATTTAGCAAATGCTCTTATAGAAGGTGAAAGTGCTTTAGACAGTTTTAAAAACTTCTTTAAAAGTGTAATCACAGAAGTTATAGCAGAAGCAATAAGGCTTACAGTTGTAAGAGCATTAATAGGCGACATATTTGGCGCCTTTGGTTATGGTGTAACTTTTGGAGCAAGTAGCGACATAGCAAGTGTAAAGAAAAGAGCAATGGGTGGGCCGGTAATGAAAAACAAACCTTACCTTGTAGGTGAACAAGGGCCGGAGTTAATGGTGCCAAGTGGTAGTGGACACATTGTCCCTAATCACTCATTAGGCGGTGCCCAAACAACAGTTAACTACAACATAAACGCCGTGGATGCTCCAAGTTTCCAAAGCCTTGTAGCAAGTGATCCTCAGTTCCTACATGCTGTAGTAACAAAAGGCGCAAACACTTTACCAAGCGGTAGGAGATTTTAATGAGTTTTCAAACAATAGTAAATAATGCCACAAACATTACAATAAACAATAATCCTGTTACAGGTGCTGTGATGAGTAGATCACAAAGATTAAAAACAGCAAGTAGAGGACCAATGATATACATGTTTGACATAGCAGTAGGCAGAGCATTTGAAATGAATGGCGCCAATAGAGCAATGTTACAGGTATTACAAACAACAGGCAGAACAACAGAAGAAGAAATAACACTTAGTAGCACCGCAGGCATGGGTTACATAATGGGTTACGCAGGAACTATAAGTAGTGCTAACTTAAATGCTTTAAGTATATCGAGTGCTACAAGTAATAGATTTGTTTTAGACACCTCGGGCACTACAGGTATACAAGCAAGTGATACAATATTTGAAGTAGGTGATTATATACAACCTGCTAACAGCAGATACACTTATCAAGTAAAAACAACTGTATTTGGCAGTGACATAGCATTAGGATTAGTAAATGTTGATGTAAACAGATTAATATTCCCATCAACAAGTGATGGTGGTGTAAACATAGTAGGACAAGGTTTAAACGTAGCCAACAACTGTACATTTCATGTTAAATGTTTAAAGATGCCTACTCACACAATAATCCCCGGCAAACTATTTACATTTGATGGTAGTTTTCAGTTTGTAGAGGTTATACTTTAATGGCAACAACAATAACACCTGTAGTAGGCGCAACTAATATACAATCAGTTATATTTGTTAAGTTAGGACCTATAGAAGGCACAACATATTACATAGCAAACACATATAAACCGTATACAGTAGACAGTAACAGTTATACAGCATTGGGTAGTTTAGTAGGGCTCACAGACATTAAAGATGAGTTGCGTGTTAGCAATAGTGACATTGGAGTAGTGTTTAGTGGCATACCCACAGACCAAGATTATGTTAGTTTAGTGCTAAACAGCAAAGTTAAAGGTGCTCCAATAGAAATAATGAGAGGATTTATTGCCGCTGACGGTAGTTTAGAAGGCGGAACAGTATATACAAGATTTAAAGGTATTATACATAACTATAGTATCACAGAAAATAGAACGCAGTTTAGCAAAGATGCTTATCATAGTGTTACTTTACAATGTAGTAATATCAACAGCATTTTAGAAAACAAGATCGCAGGAAGAAAAACAAACGAACAAGGTATGAAAGAATACTTTCCTACTGACAGCAGTTGGGATAGAGTAGCAACACTAATGTCAACAGCATTTGACTTTGGTAAAGGATATGGAGATAATACAACTGGTAGTGCCGGCGGTGGTGGTACTGGAGGCGGTGGTAGTAAAGCCGCTATGAGAAGATAATGAGGATATATAGATATGATAGTAAGACATGCGACACAGGCAGATGATGATGCCGTTATTGACGTTTTAAAACAGTTTGCGGAGCAACAACCGTTAGGCAAACTAAAAGTAGAAGCAGGCCAATACAACGATCATCATGTAAGAAAAGTTTTAAATGCTGTAAGGACAGGAGGACTGTTACTTATAGCACAAGAAAAAGAACAAATAGCAGGTGTATTCATGGCAGTAGTAACCCCCGATATATGGGTGCCTAATATGAGAATAATGAGTGAACTTGTATGGTGGGTAAATCCTAACTACAGAGATAGTAGTGCGGGTTTAAGATTACTTAAAGAATATACAAAAATAGGGGAAGAAATGAAACAAAAAGGTAGCATAAGTACATTTACTATGACATTATTAGAAAACTCTCCTAAAATCAACTTGGAAAAACGTGGTTGGTCTCCTATAGAGACTTACTATGTATTTGGAGAAAAATAAATGGCAATATTTTCAGCCATAGCATCTACATTTAACTACTTTATGTGGGCAATAACCACAACAGCAGGTTCACTTGTTGGTGGTCAAATACTTGCGGCTCAAGCCGCGGCGGCATTGCTTACCGGTGCTATTGTATATGGTGTAGGCAAAGGTGTAGGCAAAATGCTTATGCCGGATTTCCCAACAGGCAACACAGGTTTAAATGCTGGCACAAGGGTCCAGTTATCACCTAACACAGGTTATAGAGTCCCTGTAGTATATGGTCATGCTTTCCAAAACGGTATAATAACAGATGCCGCAATAAGCAGTGACAATCAAACAATGACTTATGTGTTAACACTTGGAGAAAAAACAAGTGGCACAACTACATTAGGCGACATATTTTGGAATGACAAAAAGTTAGTTTTTGGTAGTTCAACCTCACCAAATGTCACAAGCACAATAGATGAAGATGGCACCACAAGCACAGATTATGCTAACAACGTTGAAGTATATGTATATGATGGTAATGGAGATAGTGCTAATGCTATACGTGGTAGTGTAGATGCTTATACACTTGTAGACCATTGGACAAACACAGAAAAAAACAGCGGCACAATATTTGCTGTCATTAAAGTTACATTTGACCCCGAGGCACAACTTACCGGCTTAGGCACAATGACATTTGAACTAACAAACAGTTTGGATAATCCTGCCGAAGTATTACAAGATTACTTAACAAATACTACATATGGTTGTAGTATACCTTTAGCAGATGTAGATACTACAAGTTTAGCCGCATTAAGCACATACTCGGATCAAACTATATCTTACACTAACACCGGCGGCGCAAGTGCTACACAAAAACGTTATACTATTAATGGTGTAGTAAATACTTCCGAGGATTGTAGAACAAGTATAGATAGGCTTCTAACTGCTTGTAACAGTTTCTTTACATTCGATGCTTCGCAAGGTAAGTGGAAAGTTACACCAAATAAAGCAGAAAGCACAGGTTCCGCATTTACATTTAGCGATGATAATATACTAAGCGAGTTAAAGTTTAGTTCAACTGCTTTAGATGCCGGCTTTAATAGTGTTGAAGTAGAGTTCCCCGATAAAGATCAAAAAGATAAAAGTAACTATGTAACAATAGATTTACCGGCTGGATTACGTGAAACAAATGAGCCGGACAACCAAATGTCAATACGAATGGAGTTTGTTAATAACAACGTTCAAGCCGAGTATTTGGCTAATCAACAGTTACGTCAAACAAGAGATGATTTAGTAGTTATATTCACAGCAGATTATACAACATTAGGTGTAGATGCCGGTGATGTTGTTAAGTTATTAGAAACAGAAGTTTATGGACAAAACAATAAACTATATAGAGTATTACAAACAGTAGAAAAAGAAACAGAAGATGGTATGATTACTATCGAGTTTACTTGTTTAGAATATAACGCAGATGTATATACAGTAGAGCCCATAACAGAGTTTACGCCGGCACCTAACAGTGATATTGCGTTATTTAACCGTGTAGGAACGCCTACAACGCCCACTGTTGACAATGAAAGAAGTTTACTTAGTTTGCCCGCCTTTGATATTAATACAAATACACCGGCAAGTGGTATATACACAAGAGCAGAGGTTTGGCATGATGTACAAAGCAATATGTCTACTAAAACACTATTAGGCACATTTAGATCACCCACAACTATAGGCACAGGCACAGAAGTAGAGTTTACAATAAAAGGTTTAGCCAGTGGCACATACTATTATCAAACAAGAGTTGGTAATGATGAAGCATTTGGACCATTTAGTAGTACATCAAGTGCTCACAACTGGACTGCTAATGTTTTAATCAATCCTATTACTATTATAGATGGTAATCAACCAGTATTAGGTGTAACAAACGGTAATATTATTGTTAATACAGGCAGTATTGGCACAACATTCTTAGACAGTGGCGTAAATGCTAACTTGGCTTTGGCGGCAAATGCCGTAAGTGCGCCTACGTATAACTATTTTACTACAACAAATGCCGCGGCACCAAGCAATAGTGTTTTTAACACCGCAATAGGCAGAAACCCTAAAGAAAATGACATAGTTGTAGCAACTAAGAGTGGAGATGCTACTGTTCAAAAGGCTTACATACATAACGGAACAAGTTTTATAGAAAACACAAACTTCTTTAGTGGTGGCTTAGTAACAGACGGAACAATAGGCGCAGATGCCATTGTTGCTAACAGTATAAGCACAGGTAAACTGGACTTCACACCAATAACTACTATAGCAGGCCAAACAGGTGCTACAATAACTTCCGCACAACTAAGTAGTGGTGGTTTAAGATTAACAAACGATAGTGTAGCAACATCATTGCTCAACGGAACAGTTGATGTTGGTAGTGGTGGAACGGGTAGAACANCAACAGCAAGTTATGTAGCAGATTTAAATGCCGCAGGTTTNNGNTTANNAAGTNNNGTNGTTGGNACAGCACAAGGTGGCACAGGAAGAACANCAACAGCAAGTTATGTATCCGATTTAAGTGCGGCAGGTTTAAGACTAACAAGTTCAGTAGTAGGAGAAGCACAGGGCGGNACAGGAACAACAAGTTTTGCTTCAGCCTTAACAGCACAAGGTGTAGGTTTTGTAAGTGGTTCAAACGCAAACTTAGGTGATTTAGCATCATTAGATAATATTACACTTGCTAAAGTTACAGATGCTGGTAGTTTAGCCGCATTAGGTAGTGTAGCACTAAATGGCGGCACTACAACAGGCACATTACCAAGTAATAAAGGTGGAACAGGACAAACAAGTGATAGTGCTTATGTTAGTAGTCTAACATCACAAAACTTAGTATTAGGAAGTTTTGATGGTAGTCCTGTAAGTGGAGGAAACTTAACTGCCGCAACTATTGTGTCAGCAGGTAGTTTACTTGTAGCAGATTCAAATGTTACAAGAAATACAAATGGTGGTATAACACAAATAAACGGTGGTGTTATAACTACAGGAACATTAGACGCAAGTTTAGTAAATGTAACAAACTTAAATGCTACAAATATAAACACAGGAACATTAGCCGCAGATCGTATTGCTACAAATGATTTAATATTACCTTCTAATGGTGCTAATAAAACTGCTGTAGGACCTTTTCATAATAATGATATGGCCTATAAACATTTAGGTGATTTAGGCACTGGAGCAGGTTTTTATACAGGTTATATAAGAGTGTTCAAAGGTTCATACCCCGGCCAAGTAAAAACAATCAGTTTCTTATTTGATGACGGCACACACGGTAGTGGTAGCGGTTTTGATGTAAATACTATTAGTGGCTTTGTAGATACACCGCAGATAAGCCCAAGTGCTTCACATTATATTACAGAAACACCATTGTTATATTATCTAACAGGCACACTTATAACTGATAGTAGATTAAAATCAAATACTAACCAAGATACTGCTAATATTCCTTTTGCTTTCTTGTATACAGGCACAGGCACACCAAAATGCTTTATATACGCACAAGGAGACAGCAATAGTCAGTATATAGGTGGCAGTGAAGTTCATTTTGTTAAGTTTAGCACATAGGAGATATAATGAGTAATAGATACGAAGATTTTACAAAAACTTTTACAATAAACAGAGCACATCATAAAAAAATAACACAAGATGGTGAACAAATAGTTACAGAAATATATTTTGATGTAAGTGGCGAAGATACAACAGGTAATACGCATACATTTAATAATCAAATAGTAAGTTTCTCACCTTTTGCTACAGATACATCAGCAAACACATTCATTCATATAGATTCAGTAACAGATACTATTTTAGAAAACTGGGTTAAACTTGATTACACAGAAGAAAAATGTAATCATATATTCAGTAACTTTTTATATAACAATGTTGATGGACCTTTATAACCCAAAAAATACAAAAAAGGATAAATAGTAATACAACAAAAGGCTACAATACCACAGTATAGTAGACCATATTCCTACAGGAGATACCTAAAATGTCAAGATTATTAGATTGGAAATCATTTATTGGCGGAGCAGATAATGTTATCGCAATGGATATGTTTCCAGCAGAACAACAAAAGTTTACATATCAGTTTGGAGCAGTAGATGTTTCTACTTATGTATGGGATATCGACTACCAAACAGTAGTCGTAGACACAGTTGCTTTTAATAGAAATACTGGAGAGCCCAACTATACAGATTCAAGTGTTACTGGGTTTTTTGACGCACAACAAAGTGCTGTAAACACATACGTAGATACAACAGATGCCGCAAATGGCAATGTTGTTATAACAATACAAGCAAATAGATACACAGGTAAAATATTACCTAATAGCAGATTAAAAGTGCCTACTACTTGTTTTAGTGTCAAATGGACAGAAGGGGCAACTCCTACATCAGCAACAAATATACATAGATACATTATATCGGAAAGATATACGGCAGAAGTGCCTATAGGAGATCCTACAACGGAAACAACCGCTCAAGGCGGATTTACACCAATAACATAAGGAGAAGAATATGGCTAACGTAACAGTGGTAACTTCTAATCCAAGTATTACCGTCGATCAAACAAACAGCACTATAGCAGTATCTACAGTTCAAAGCAATGTAACAGTAGGTGCTACAGTAAACGGCACACTTGCTAATACTATAGCAACAAGTGGTAGATTTAGCACATTACAAGTAGGTAATGTAGCAACAGTTCAATACACATTCCCAATAGATTCGCCAACAGTAGACCAAGGTCTAAGAGCATACGCAAATGGCTCATTATACTGGAGTGCTGATGTAGGATTAGTAGATAGTGTAAACGGACAAACAGGAACAGTAGTTTTAGACACTGACAATATCAGTGAAGGCAGTAGTAATCTATATTTTACAAACGCAAGAAGTAGAGCAAGTATAAGTGCTACTTCACCGGCATTATATGATTCGTCAACAGGTGTTATCTCAATAAGCAGTAGTGCTTTATTCACAGGTAAAACCACAGACGATTTAACAGAAGGATCAACAAATCTTTACTATACAACAAGCAGATCAAATACAGATTTTGACACAAGACTTGCTACTAAAGATACAGCAAACTTAACAGAAGGCACTAACTTATATTATACAGATACAAGAGTAGATAGTAGATTAAGTAGTGGTAGTATTACAAGTAATATATCCACAAGCGGCCATGTAATAACAAATCACATAACACCTAATACCGGCAATACAGTTACAGTAGCAGGTAACATGGAAGTTAGCGGAAATCTTAATGTTGTAAATAAAGTTGACCTTCAACTTCTTGACAACAAAATAGTATTAAACTATGGTAATGCCACAGCAAGAGATGCCTACATAACAGTAGATAGAAGTGGTAGTGGGTTATCAAACGCAAATATAAGTTGGAACGAAACAGGCGACAAATGGGTACTTGATAATAATACAGATATTACAGGAACATTAACAGCAACATCAGTAATAAGTGATACAACAGGAACACATACAGGAGCAGTAACAGGTGATGTAACAGGTAACTTAACTGGTGATACAACAGGCACACATACAGGAGCAGTAACAGGTGATGTTACAGGTAACTTAACTGGTGCTGTAACAGGTAACGTAACAGGTGATGTTACAGGTAACTTAACTGGTAACGTAACAACAAATCTTGTATCCACAAGCACAGACCCACAAGTTAAAATAAAAGGTGACGGTATTGGTGGTATACAAACTGGCTTATTAGGATCAGCAGATGCTTGGAGAACAGGTGCCGCCGCAAACGAACAGTATTGGGGACAGTTAGCATTTGGTGGACATT